TGGAACTGTTACTGGAATCACTACTGTAAGTGGTGGTACTGGATATGCGTCTACAAATCCACCAATTATTATTGTGGGTATCGCAACAGCATATTCCAACGTTTCCTTTACTGGCGGTCAAGGCAGCGGTCTCAAGGCAACAATTGTCGTTGGTACTGGTGGTAGTGTAATTGACTTTGATATTACTGATAATGGAATTGGATATGCAAATGGTGATGTTCTGACAGTAGCTGGTATTCCCACAGATCCAAATGTTGGTGCTGGATTTAGTGCATTTACATTTACAGTTGATCAAACATATAGTGATAGATTTTCTGGATTTAGCTTTGGTCAACTCTTACCATTGTATGACTTCTCTGGTGAATTTAATGGTTCTAAGAAAGTATTCACGATTAGAACGACTCTGACACAACAAATTGTGAACATTGAGTCTAATGATACATCTGTCGAATCAGGAAACAACTTACTTGTTGTTCTAAACGATGTTCTTCAGAGACCTGGAGATAACTATATTTTCAATGGTGGAACTCAAATCGAATTTACCGAAGCTCCAAAATCTGGTAGCAAACTTCAGATTCTGTTCTTTAGAGGATCCAATACTGATATAGACAGTGGAAATCCAATTCAAACTGTTAAAATTGGAGACAAACTTCAACTCCAGAGAGAGAAGAACTTTGTACAACAGTTGAGAAGAACTGTAACTGAAATCACTGGAGTAAGTAAAGTTCAAACTAACTTGTATGGTGGCGTCGGTATTAACACTGATCCAACTTTCACAAGAATGGTTTCTTGGGAAAAACAAACCAGTGACTTGATCATCGATGGTCAGGAATTATCCAAGGCAAGAACTACCTTAATTGCAAAACTGCAACCAACTACTAGAATTATTCAAAATGTTGGTATTTCGTCTGATACTATTTTTGTCGAAAATGCATTCCCAATCTTTAGTGCATATGATAATAGATCAGATAGAAACACAGTCCCTGGTGTTGGTATCAACGTAATTAGAGAGAACAATGTAGATCAGGCTGATGCTTCCGTCACTGTTTCTGTTGGAGGAACTATCTCTTCGGCTACGGTAACTGATCCTGGACTTGGTTATGAGACTGTTCCAACTGTTTCTTTTGCAACAACATATCAACAAATCAAAGAACTTGGTAAGACTTGGACACAATCAACTTCTAATACTGATATTGAATACAATGATGTAACTTATACATCTGGTGTCTTTATTGCTGTTGGAAGCACGTCTGGAATTAATACTTCTTCAGATGCCGTAACTTGGAACGATACTGGTGTCAGTGGATTTGGAACGTTCTTTGGTGTTGATAAAATTTCTACAAACATTGTAGCCGTTGGTTTGGGTGGAACTATCGCGGTAAGTTCTAATGCATCTACATTTAACAGTGTTAGAATTTACAGTAGAACATTAAATGGGTTCCTTTATTCTTATTCAGACACAACCATTAGTCAAGATCTGAACGCTTTTGCTGGTGGATCTACGAAGGGTGTCGCTGTTGGTGCTGGTGGAACCATTCTGTTTACCGAACAAGGATCATCAGGTTTTGGAACTGCTTTCGTAATCACGAGTAAGTATTCTTCACAAAACCTGCGTGGTGTTGGAAGTAGAGGAAATCTCTTCGTTGCTGTTGGTGATAATGGATCTATCCTTAGATCTACAAATGGTGAAATCTGGGCTGGTGTAACTACTACTGCAATTACAACAAGACTTAATGATGTTCACTATGCGGATGATAAGTGGATTGCTGTTGGTGCAGCTGGAACGATTGCAAGATCTACAGACAATGGATTGACATGGAGTGTTGTTTCCTTTGGTTCAACATTCAACCTGAATGCTGTTTACTACAATGACAATGTTTGGGTTGCAATTGGCCAAAGTGGAATGGTTCTCAACTCTGTCGATACAAACACTTGGTATAAGAAATTTGTTGGTGTAGGAACCGATTACAATGGACTTACATTTGGTGGAGGAAAACTGGTAACAGTTGGTCTCTCCTCCAACATTGCATACAGTGTTCCTGAGATAGTATCTGCAGCTGCTACTGCAACGGTTTCTGCTGCTGGAACTATTTCTGCAATCACCATAACTGATGGTGGATTTGGTTATGACTCAAACAAATCTGTAGAAGTTCTTATTTCCGCAGAACCAGTTACCATTGAAACAATTACGAGTGTTGATTGTGATGGTGATTACGGACTTGTTGTTGGAGTTGGAACAAGTGCAACTGGTGTTGGAACCGATAGTCCAATGGTCCAATTTGAACTTGATTCAAGTTCTTTCCTTGACCAGGCTGGATTTGGTAACATTGTAAGAAGTGGAATTCAAACTGGATACTACTTTGTTGTAACAAACTCTGTGGTTGGTAATGGTTTGACATCTATTAATACTGATGCAAGTGTGATCGGAGTTGGAACAACATTTATCGATAATGTTTATCGTGCTGATGCTGTTGTAACTTCCAGTTCTGGTATTGTTACAGTATTCTCCAATGTTCAGTCCTTGGCCGGACTTGGAACAACCAGTCTGTCGCCAAGAATTGGTAATTATAGTTGGGGAAGATTCTACAACTTTACTAGAGACATTCTGAATCCACAGTCCTTCACAATAAATAACCAAAACGGTTATACGGGAATAACAACTGCTCCACTTGTGGTTCGTGTTCAAGGACTGAGTGAAAACTATAGTGACTTTGATCAGACCTCATAAATAAAACAAAAAGTCTAATAAAAATGCCCGCGATTATTTCAGATCAATTTAGAATATTAAATGCTGCGAATTTCGTCGCTGGTGTAGCGGACACTTCACAGTCTTATTACACTTTTATTGGATTACCAAACTCCAATGATGTTGGAGCTGGTTATGGTACTACTGATTGGAATACCAATACACCAGCTCCTAAAGATGGGTTTAGAGAGTATAATGATGATTATGATACCATGATCGCTCTCAAAAAACTCACCACAGGTGATGTAAAGAGATTGGTTAAAAAGTACACATGGACATCTGGAACTGTCTATGAGATGTACAAAAATAACTACACTAGGACAAATTTAAGTCCTCAGACATCATCGACTAATCTCTATGATGCAAAATACTATGTTGTGAATAGTCAGTTCAGAGTATATCTTTGTATTAACAACGGTCAAAGTCCAGAGAGCCCTTTTGGAGCTCGTTCTCTTGATGAACCTACATTCACTGGTCTTGAACCAAGATCGGCAGGAACCAGTGGCGATGGATATGTTTGGAAATATTTGTATACAATCAATCCATCAGACATTATCAAATTTGATTCGATTGATTACATTCCAGTTCCCGAAAGCTGGGGATCTGGAGATACATCTGATGTAAAAAATAACGCGGTTGATGGGAAAATCGAAACAGCATTGATTGTTAATGCTGGTGGTGGTTATCAACCAATCTCTACTACTTTCTCAAATATTCCAATTTTGGGAGATGGAACTGGCGGTAAAGCTAGTGTTACAGTAGATGCTCAAGGTAAAGTATCTAACGTTGCGATCACTAATGGTGGAACTGGATATACCAGAGGAACAATTCAGTTCTATCCAGGTGCTCCTAGTGCCGAAACTGGCGGTGCAATTGCAGGTCTCTCTGCAGTTGGTGTTGGTACAACATCTGTAGCTCAGTTTGAAGTTGTTATTCCACCTCCAGGTGGACATGGATATGATGTTTATAAGGAGTTGGGTGCTTTTAGAGTTCTTCTCTACTCTCGTTACGAAAATGATGCTTCAAACCCAGACTTCATTACTGGAAATGACTTTGCAAGAGTTGGTGTAGTTAAGAGCCCACTTACTCCTGCTGGTAGTTTACTCACTCAATCAAGAGCAAGTGCTTTAACAGCTCTGAAGTTGAGAAACTTAACTGGTGGTGATATTGCAAACACCACATATACTGTAGATACTCCAGTTTATCAAACAATTGGTGTTGGATCTACCGCTGTTGGTTATGTTGCCAACTGGGATTCATCAACTGGTGTTCTGAAATTATATACACCAGTTGGACTTGGGTCAACTGCATACGGGTTTAGAAGTATAGATTTCACTTCGCAAATTGGTGCTGGTGGAACATATGTGGTTAGTGGACAAACTGGTGGAGATGCTCTTGGCATTGAAACTAGCTTTGGTAGTTCCGCAAATCCTGGAACTGCAACGACTGTTGGATCCGCATCAGTTCAACTTGGACAAAGTTTTGTTCAAGGTGTTGCTTTACCAGAAGTTCAAAAATATTCTGGTGAGATCTTATACATAGATAACAGGGCAGCGATCCAACGCAGTGCCACCCAGAAA